CTTCCTCCCTAATGCCTTTCTTAGTAACTGAGCGAACATCAGTGCACTTGTCCATAGTCTTGTTTATGAGTCGGGCAGCCTTGCGCCTCTCCAATGCCAGTACAGGTACATCATGCTTCCTTACAATGTCAGGACTGACAGTAGCATCCTGCCACAGTACCCTCTCTATATCATCTGCATCTCTGCCAGATATACTACTAGCATCATCCAGTAGACTTCTGTTCTTAGTAAACACATCATCTATCAGTGAGAGGTCATCAGGAGCAATCTCACGGAGAGCCTTCTTGAACTGAACGGAGTAGTCCCAGCCTATCTGCTTGCCTATGAGGTCTCCCCACATATCCTGCCAGTCTTGGGCACTACCTACAAAGTGGTCTCTGCCACCAAGGTTTATAGTCTTACCTATCTGCTTCCCACCTATGTTCACGTTCTTAGTTATGAAGGGAATCTTGCCTTTGTTGAATATCAGAGTATTGCCGGTCTTAGGGGCAGTAATGGCTATATCCAGCCTGCCTAATCCCTGCTCCATTATCCTTAACTCATAAGGTGCATTAGTTATACCATCAAACATCCTGACAGTCTCACTGACACCTCCGTACCGTTTGGGATAGAGCATCTCGCCTCCGCCAAGGAAGCTCCTCATCATGTTCTCAGCATAGTTGTAAGGGCCAAGGTTCATGAAGAGCAGATACTGATTAGCCATTGGCGAGGTTATCTTCCTATCAATCCAGTTCAGGGTAGTGTTGCGGACAAACTTATCGGTAGCTCTAGATAACCATCCAGTAGCTCTGCCAGCCTGGGTCATGTGAGAGTATACGGGACTGTTGAACTTCCTCATATAGAGGTCTTGTACGTTCTGCAACATACTGTGGTACATTTCCTTTGCGCTATTGCCTCTAAGGGCAGCACCTGCATTCTTAATTGCAGCAGACTTATACTCACCGACAAGTTTGGACATAGTGCCTACAGACTTCTTGGTGGGACTCACACGAAGGATGTTGAGGATTCTGGCAGATACCTCATTTGCAGGAGTGGCCTTCCTCATCAACATCTCCATAGCATCGTTTATGTCTGCGAGGTTCTGGACAGTTATTATGTCCGCTTCCTTCTTGCCTAATCGCTTTAGCCATGCTCTTACCGCATCATCGCCTATGAAGTCCTGCTCAAGCATATATCTGCCTGCTCTAACTGCGGCATTACCCATTTCCTGAGGATTGTCTACTGCCGACTTAACTGCTATCTTGGCGGCATCTTGCATCTGTACTACGCTGGGAGTTCGAGTCTTAAACATCCTGAACACAACTGATTCAAAGTCCATAAACGCTTGCTGGCCTATCTTTTGCGCCTGGATGGTGGTAGTCTTAGGAATTGCTTGCCAGGCTCTTTTAGCTGCTCGGAATGGTAAGTCCCAGGCCTCCAGCCAACCTCTCTCTATGGCGCCTACAGCCTTTCCAATAGGGCCTAGAGGTTTGGTAATCTTAGTAGCTATGCCTAAGCCCACATAGGTAGTGGGGTCAAAGACAGTCTCAATGAACAGCTTGAGCCAGATGTTAGTGCCCCAATTCTGGAAGGCAAGGCTATATGATTCCCACTGACCTTCACCCATCTCTCTATACTGCTGGTACACCCTATCCAGTTCGGCAGCATCGGACTCGGGATTCAGCCTGGGGAAGTTAATTATAGCCGCTGCTGCAAGTGGTCGAGGAAGGATATTGAAGTACTTATTAAGCAGTTCCATAGCAGCCAAGGCAGGCTGAGTTATGGACATCTTGAAGAACTCCCAGGGTGTTAGGTCAGGAGCCTCAGCAGGCAACATGCCAGTCCGTATCAGTTCGATGTAGCCCATCTCCTCCTGATAATTGCGGTAGAGTTCATCAGTATATGCCTTGAGGGATTCCATCTCCTTGGCGGTTTCTTCATCAAAGCCTACCTCTCCAAGTATGTCATAGACATCATCCATAGATAGGCCAGGAGGAAGCTCAGGTGCTCCTCTCTGGAAGGCCTGCATTAGCTCTTCTACGGTTAGGTTATGGACTGCCCGCAGCTCAACCTTAGGCTCGGAAAGTATTGTTTGCAGTAGTGCATTACGGGCGGTTGAAGGGTCAGCAAACTCTTCGGGCAGTTCTGGCTTGAGCATATAGTCTACCTTGGAGAATAAGTCCTCCAGCCACTTCTTATCGGCATCAGTAATGTAGGCGTTCTGATACTTCTCCAGCACATCGTCTACACTTCTGACGTCTGAGCTTGGTGAGGAAAGGTCTGCTGGAAGAGCCAGCATTACAGTATTCTTGAACTCCATACTGGCTAAGGCTTGAGTGGCAGTATCCAATTCTGCCTGGTGCGCTCGGACAGTCTCAGCCCACTCCTCCTGGGTCATTACTCTCCCAAATGTTCCTTTAGGGCCAAGTACCATACTGATTCCGAACAACTCGCTGATAGGAGCCTTCATGCCAGACTTACGCCACTGTTCTGCCTGCTTGCTGGCTTCTGCTACTACCTTAGATGCCTCATACCGTTCTACCTGTAGACGCTTTATATCTGCCTGGTAGCCAGCATACAGCTCAGTTGGCTGAGGTATGGGAGATGTCTCAGCAGGAGGAGCCAGTTCCTGTATGGGTACTATCGGTTTAGTAGTTTGTTGAACCATATCTTACCTCCTTACACTGCAGGCATAGGAGGCTGCTGCGGTACTGCCGGAAGCCCCTCAGTCCTGTTGCCTATTGCTCTTGACGGTGTAGGTTGCTCTGGTTGTGGAGGCTGCAGTTGTGCCTCTGCTGTCTGAGCAGCGAGGTCAAACAACCTTGCAGACTCGGTATCCCCAATACTCTCCAGGTAGGCTGCCTGCTTCTTGAGATACATTATCAGTGCCACAGTAGCATTGACCGGATGTTGTTCTGCCGTATCCGCCCTTGCTCTGGCACGCTCCTGCATAGGAGACTTAATCTCAGGAAATAGCTTCTGCATCACATAGCTATAACTTAGTCTGAAGTCAGGGTCTAGCATACGGGCTACAGTAGCTCTCTGCACCATGTCTCCAGGTATCTCAACTTCAAAGTCTGCCGTTACCTTCGAGTTCTTAGGTAACCCTTTTGGCGTACTCCATCCGTACGTACTAAGTCCTCTATCTATTACATCCTCTAACCAGGCATTGTCAATGTCCTCAAAGAGGTTGACTATGGCCTGATGGAAGGGCCTCATAATCTGATTGGCTGAGGCAGCTATCTGAGACATGACGTATGCAGTAAGCTGACCAGTAACATTGCCATACAGAGACCAGGAAGGCCCGCCTCTTTGCATCATGGCTTCAAGGTCAAGCTGCGTACTTCTCAGCTCTAAGGGCATAGGAGGAGTACCGATAAACTCCACCGCATCGTCAGGCCCACCACGGAATATAGCACCTCTGCGGAAGACGTCCTCAGGCTTGACTATCATCTTCCCGCCTCTGCTACGTTCAAAGATTCTTGGTTGGGCAGTATCCCTGAGGAGCTGTAGGCTGAATGACCACCACTTATTCCAAGAACGGTATATGTTCTCGTTGGTAGCCACTATGCTCTGGCCTATCTCAGCCTTCCATCGGTCAGAAGCAACCATCGAGCTGCCTTTCTCAATCTCACTCAGTGAGCCGGTATCGGGCAGTCCTCCAGCAGGTGCTACATATACAGGAATGTTCTTGAATCTGGTCTGCTCAAACTTCAGCAGTTGCCCACCGATAACTACAGCGTTCATTACTCTCAGGGCGTAAGGATACTCGTCATCTATCTCCATCCACCAGAGGCCATATACTGTCTGCCTACCGGCTGTTCTATCTAACTTCGCCCCTACCATCCTGGCAATGGCCTTTGCCTCCTTGGGGCTGACCTCAAAGATATGCGCTACCTCACTGAGACCCATGCTTAAGTCCCATAGAGGATAAGTCTCGATAGGATTCCAGACGTCCACATAGGCCGACTGCCCATCATCTGATATGATAGCAAAGACACTGTACCAGCCAGTCGCCAGCAGTAGTCCTATGATAGACCGCTTGAGACTTTGCCTAGGGCCACTCTTGCGAAATCTACCTTCAACGTCCTTCCATGCAAGGTCGAGAGTCTCGCTAACCTTAGCAGACGCAGCAGACAGTTCGAAGTTGCCCAAATCGTATTCATCTAGCCTATGGGGTATCTTGACATCCAGCATATGAAGTACCAGATTATACATAGCTCTAGGGTCATTGCCTACAAAGCTCTCCATCTTCTCGGTCTTCAGCTCGTCTACCATCTGGATGAGTTTGTACCAACTTTTCATCTTCTTGTTTCGGGCTGACCAGAACTGTTTCAGCTCGTTACACTTTGCAGTTACTTCTGCTGCGCTTCTATTCATAATACCCTCCAGTTACCAGGCTCCCTTAGTCCAAAAAAGGCGGGGTCAAACGCCCCAGCTATACAATCATACCCACCAGCTTTTCAATGCCACTAGAATTGGCTCTGGTGGCGTGTCATGCTCATTTGCCCCAGTCATCACCCCAGCCAGCACTTCCAGCGTAGCCTCTTTGTATAGGCATGGCACTCCGGCATACTATTGCTATTGCGCCACAGTCGTGGTGGTCATCTGCTCCTACCACTGATATGCCATACTTCATAGTGGGGTCTCTGCGGATGTTACGGCACTGAGACCAGAAGCGTTGGTCGTGGCACTCTATGTCCTCCAGGTGGCGACCTAACTCAGTTATCATATAAGGTTTAGTGGACACATTAGTCTCCCAACCAAAGACTCTGGAGGACTTGCCACTTCGGACATCCTCACGGTAGTAGAGGTCAGGGTAATCTTTTAGGTGGGCTACTATGTCCAGATTGGACTCAGGGCATATAACTGCCCCGTTGTAGTAGTAGGCCAAGTCCTTACAGTATTGTGCCATCTCCCACTCATCATACCAACCGGATAAGGTAGCACAGTGCTTCATTATGGGAGGAATGTCCTCTCCGCTCTTGTTACGGTAACCTTCCTCAAAGTGCCATATGTGGCCGACTGACTCGGAGGACTTTCCTTTCCCAGGGTCAATGCTTAGGAGGTAGCCTACATCGTTCTCCTTGTCTATCCAGATATCCACACCAGCAGTAGAGCCGGTTTTGGAGTTTACTGCTACATGGTGTAGAGGTGCAGGATAGCACTCCCGTACTTTTTGGGATAGGATATCAGTATCATATGCCTGGTTACCTGCTACCAGGAAACAGCTATTGTCGTCCTCAGGATACTCCTGCGCAAAGATAAAGGTAGTCTCCCCAGTCCTGCGTAAGGACGCCATCTCCGCCCTCTTGTATCTCCTCCAACGCAACTTGCCCATACACAGCTCTATGTCAAAGTTGTACACTTCACTCATTATCTTTATCAGTTGTTCCTCATCAGGCTGTATATGAGGTAGTATGTCATCTTCATCCCCAGGGAGGCAGAATGGGTCATCAGGATACATAACGTACTCAGGATGGATTATCCAGGCATAGAAGTGGGGCTTGTATACTGACTTGGATATTGAGGTTCCTTCTACTGCTGCTCGGTACATCTCACAGAAAGGATTGTCCTCGCCGTTAGCAGTGGACTGGATTTTAATCTTGGTTCCTGCCTTCAGGGGTACACGCTGGACTGCGGAAGCGAAGGTGGCCTCATGAGTGCCAGGAGACCAGAAAGCGTACTCGTCCAGCAGCAGGTTATGTATTGTCTCGCCACGACCAAGGACATAGCTTCTGGCAGTGAAGATGTAGAAGGAACTGTAGAAGTTCGTGCTCTTGTCTATGAAGGATAATTCAGTGGAGGACTTGTGGTCGAGGTGAGGAATAGACGGTATCCTGCGCTCGAGGCATTGATGGAACTTCTTAGCCTTTAATAGGAGCCTTTGGGCACTGAACTCATCATAACTGATTAGTACAGATACAGTGCCATTGATGGTAATGTTGTCAATTAGGAAGTCCCCAGTCCATAGTGATGTTGCCCCAATCTGACCAGGCTTAACGAATATATCTCGCCAGGAAGAAGCAGCGAGCATATCGGCCTGGATAGGATTGAGCTTAAAGGGGACTAGTTCTCTATTCTTGTCCTCTATCTCCAGTAGCGTTTCTATCGTTAGCTTCCGGTCAGAGAACAAGGTTCTCATTGCAGTTTCAGTTGACATGTTTATCTCTTCCTTAGCTGTCTCTTGGCCTCTTCCGTTTGAGGTTGGTAGGTTCGTCTAGTGCCTCTACCGAATCTGCTCTGGCTTAGCTTAAGGCGCAGGAATCGGGCAGGTTGCCTGAACCATATGCTCCGAGTCTTCCAGCTTACCTTTGCTACCGAACTAGAGCCAACTGATACAGACCTGGCTTTTCTGCTTGTCCTTGCTGTTGGCATAGTTATCTCCTCCTGCTACACTACACGAACAGCAATGTAGGTAGTCAGTGCTACTATGATTGCCACTACTACAGGCACAGCCCACTGGCATAGCTCTCTCCAAGATGTGTTCTTCTTAACTGAACCATTGATTCCCTTTACTTGTATTACTAATTCCTTCAAGTCTCCTGCCAGGCCTTTCTCCTCTGTGCCAGGCACCCCCAACATCACTGTGTGCATCTCGTTAACTTTCTGCTCAATCTTTGTCGGCATCAGTGCCTCCTATCTTACGTAAGTTGGCTTCCTTACCGGACGTACTCTACCTACTGAGCGAGGCTCACGGATTCTGAACCTTGCCAGGTGCGCACGCTGAATGTTTCTGCGGGCGGAGTGCTGAACCTTAACACTGGGCCTACGTCTGACTATTGGTTTCATTTCTTCACCATAGTTACGTCTGTCCTGCTCATGTGGATTATGTCAGGATTGTCTGCTACCCATCTGGAGAAGTTGAAGCCATCACCGGAGTCGGATACTACTGCCTCCAGGAGGGATAGTTGTTGCGGGCTATACTGGGAGCGTAGGCGAAGGAGGTAGTCCAAATCTCCCTTTGCCAGAGTTTCCTTATTGATAGCCTTCATCAGGACGGTGTAGTCATGTTCCAGTACGAGGCGGAAGTTGCGGAAGAACTCAATCTCAATGTATTCCTTTGACAGTTCCTTACGAAACTCCGGTATGCGGTTCTCTAAGGATACAAAGGTAGAATCATGCCTCCACAGCGATAGGGTCTGTTTGGACTTCTTTATCATTCTTAGGGCTTCTCGGACAGAGAACCCGCAGGCCATGTAGCCTAAGTATCTGGCCTTATCATCATTCCTGGGGTAGGGTATGATACTGCTCGCTATGCTAGTCTCTGGGGTAGTTCTTGGCAGCGTGTGTGATTGTGGAGGCATGATTCCTTCTTGTTCAGTCATATTTTAGCTCCTATACCTTAGTATACCATAATGGAAATCGGGTTGTCAAGGATAAACAATGATAGGAGCTAGTAAGCTATAATACATTATACAAAGGCTGTACTTGGATTGACATCTGTTGTACTGTATGCTACAATATCTGTATGGATGTGTGGATTTCGAGGTGCAATCGGGGTTGTAAGTGCAGTTACTGCGGTGAGCCTATTGTGGTAAGTGAGCCAGAGGTGTTTGGCAAGCTGTGGTTAGTATTTAGGCAGGAAGGAGGTGAACCGAGACGATGGGTAAAGAGATTTCACTGGCACGCAAGGAGAACAAAGGACGGACAGTGTTGTTGGCTGATGCAGGGGTTGGAGAAGTTGGCGATGACACCTTATGTGGAGAAGAGGGGAAGGAAGAAGATACGGATATCCAAGGACAAGAGGACAGCCCGATTAGCCATACTGCAGAAGAGAGCCAGAATAATACAAAGGCTAAAGCAGGAAGTGGACAGGCTAGGAGAGACAGGAAGCATGGAAGCGATAATAAGACTGGGGAGTCAGCTGGAGGAACTGAAGGAACAGATAGAGCCTCTGGGAGGAGTGCCAAAGAGTTGGGAATAAAGGTTCCTGATGGGCGTTGTGATAACTCACCGACAAAGGCTCACCATTACATTGCAAGGAGTTATGTCAGTGGTGGGCAGGTGTTCGAGTGTGTATACTGCCACAATGTAAGGTGGTATCCGCTTACACTGACCGAGGCAATAACGCTATCTAACAAGATTAGTATATATGGACTAAATGGAGGATACCAGAGGGTGCTGGACTCACATCCTACAGCAAGGAACTTGATTGCCAAGATTCAGGATATACAGTTACTTAGGAAAACATTGCAACATGACCAAGTGGCCAAGGTTGTTGCGTCAATATTTACTGACAGGGACTACCCCTACAATGTAGAGGAGGAAGAGGAGGAAGTATTATAATGTTTGCTGTATCTACACTTATACGTTACTGGGAGGACAAGCTACGGGCTGACAAGTTCCTCATGAACATTTCCACGGCAGTCCTGGTAGAGGAAACTATCAAGGCCCTTAGGAGGCTAAAGGAACAGGAGGCAAAATGAAGAAAGCAACACTATACAGGCGGATATGCTGGACTTCTCGGTTATTGTACTACATCCTATTTAGGTGCAGTACGTTGACATCAGTTGATAAACCTTCCGAGAAGTATTACAGCGTGGGTGTGCACTATAAGTAAGCGGGGATAGTCCTTCCTCATCTGCCCGTTAGTCCCGTTACTTCTACCGTATTCTCATATGTTGGGGAGTTGTATCCTCCAAGGATGCGGAATGCAAAAGGAAGCAGTAGGCATTCTTATACTTAGGAAAACATTGCAGATAGGTTGGGGAAGTAAAAGTTTCCTAGCTGAGAATTTTCGGGAGAGAGATAGATAGATGGTATGTGAGTGTAAACTTGTCCTACCGTGCCATCCGGCAGTTTTTGTGGACAGGGTAGTGCCAGCTGGCAGTTCTGGCCGCTGTATGGGCCTTTGACCAGTTGTGCTGTGTACGGATGGGGGAGTACTAAAGTACTACTACCATATAGTACCATCGTACCATACAGAAACGCTTGACATCTGGATGGACTATGTGGTAAGCTATTGATGTAGCTGGTAGCAGTGACAACGGCCAGCCAGTACGTTAACAAATAAATATTGGAGGTAGCAATCATGGAAAAAGAGAAAGCCATTGCTGGCGGAGTTGCGCCAGCATCAGTGTCTGAGCCGTCCGAGGCCGAGCTAACCAAGCTAATGAATGAAGCCATCGCTAGTGGTGACTTCAAACAGGTGGCCAAGGTAGCTTCCGAGCTGGTAAAATTCCAGAAAGCCAAAGAGCAATCCGAGCTGGACATCAAGCTGAAGTCCTTGCAGGAGCTGAACGTCAAGGTGTCAACGGCCGTTATGAAGGCACTCAAGCCAATGTATGATTCTGGCGAACTCGACAAGGCAGATGGCGTATGGTCTGGCTGGGACTTCACGGCTACGATTGAGAAGGGCATCAACCCCTATTGCAGGCTTGTCAAGACAGCGGCCAAGAAGTCCGGCGGCGGAGGCGGCGGAGGCGGCGGCAAGCGCTTTAATGTTAGTTCAGTTGACATGCTAGCCAAATACGGAGGCCAGCCATACAAGGAATCAGGTATGACAATTCAGCAGGCATGGGACGCTGACACTGACAAAAACAAGCGTTTTGCAGTTAGAGAGACATTACTCAAGCTAGACGGCCAAATAAGCTAGAAGTAGCTAAATAGGCCAGCCAGAAAAGCGGGGTAGCTAAGTTGTCAAGCTATCCCGTTTTATTTTGACCAAAGCAGTACAGTATGATACAGCCAGTAGGCACGCCACGCACACAGAAGCCAGCCATCGGACATCCGGATGTTGATACTAGCAATGGCAGGTACTGGCTATTGACACGGTCAACGGACAGGTGGTATGATTATGGTATAGCTAATGGAAGGGAAGGAGGTAAACCGATGGACTCAAGGTGTAAGAGTTGCTGTTATAACACTCCAAAGACCAGAGGTGGCCGAGGTAGGATATGCAATGGCAGTACTATGAAAGACCACTCCAGATGTCCAGAGTGGGTAATCAATGAGTACGGCAGAAACCATAGTCCTAGAACTCTAGTCATGTCAGAGCTTGTGGAAAGTAATAAGGTATAGGGAGGTATTGATATGCTAAGTAGTGGAGAGTCAGGCATACACCCAATGAGCAAAGAGAAGTACCATGAGGAGTGCGACCCTGAGTTTATGTCCACGTTCTTCTGCAATTACTTCGGAGTGGAAGAGCCTACCTTGAAGGAGAATCCTAGTACTAACAATGGTATATGGAGAGGCTACTACTACCGCAATAAGATGCTGGTGGCATTCAACACCAATATGACTGGCGTAATCCTGCATGAGTTAGCGCACCACGTAGTCAACATGCAAGGTAGGAATGGCAGAGGGCACCACGATTATGCATTCTGGTCAGTGCTTCAAGAGATGCACGACCTCTGGAGGTAAAGGATTATGTTGAACTTCCCAACACCAATAGAACTCACAACATCCTGTGGTATATGCTACCTTCATGTGCTGACTGCTAAGCCTATATCAAGGTCAACAGATGGCAAGGTGCATCCGATAACAGTTACTAGGCTGACACAGAAAGAAATAGAAAGGATATGGAGGTAGGTAAATGAAGTGCCCATTACTTAGAGCCGGAAACATGGCAGATAGTGAGTATGACCCCTGCTGGAGTGGCGATGACTGCATGGGCAAGAGGTGCGCATGGTGGAGTCCAGACAAAGGCTGTTGCTCTATGGTAGTCATCAGTCAGGAACTAACCAACATACAGTTGAAGATGAAACTAAGCTAGAAGTAATCATATACGGAGGTGCAGTATGTATACTATGACAGACTTCAAGACTAAGAAGCAACTCAAGGAAGCCGTTGGCAGAGGGCAGAAGCTACGCATCTACCAGCCTGGAATGCTTGACCCACCTGAGGCTAAGGCTGACTACACTGGGATAGCCTATGTGGAGGGCCCTCACTATCCCAAGCCTTACACTTGGTACGCAAAGGTTACCATGCAGGATGGCATAATAACTAAGGTAGTCTAAGGAGGTGTAGCATGAGGATAATATCTTATGACAGTGAGTCAGTCAAGCACCAGATTGTGCAGAACTGGGTATGTGCGGGTGTTATCACTCCTAATGAGGCACAGGCAGAGTACAACAAGCTGGTCAAGTATGACCCAAAGGACTTGATTGTGCTACTGCTTGAGTCCCACAACATGAGGGAAGACAATGAGGTCATGCACACGTTCTACTTCGTGGATGAGAACTGTATAAGTATGAACTAAGGAGGTATAATATGCTACTCAGACAGACACTACCACATCCAGTCTCTGGGCACTGGGATGGTGGCCAGAAGCAGACCTTTGACTGGAGTATTCAAGGCTCTGGCCATAAGGACAGCAAAGGCTACTATGTCCAAATAGGCTCATTCTCTGCTAACCACTGGTTTCATGTAGCTAGTAGTAGGACAGACAAGCTAACTCTATGCAATGCCAAGAAGCACCTAAGAGGAACTGCATTAGGCAGGCAGAGTAAGTTTGAGTATGTCAATGAAGGGAGGTAACTATGTCCTTTGTGTATGGAGTTATCTTTATAATTATCCTTGGCCTTATCATCTGGGGTAGTAGCCGACCACTTGACGATGATGAGATAGACGACTACCTTAGGGATAAGGGAAGGAAAGGGAGGTATGAATATTAGTGTATCATGATAAGAAGTGCCATACTGACAAGTACCGCAGACGCAGGCAGAAGGAACGAGCTAATCATGAGGCTAACAGACCTCGTGTGCCTGTACCTGTGCCTGAGCAAGCCCGACCTTCTATTGAGGACATATTCAAGGCTACTAATTTATAAAGGAGGAGCATAGCATGGCAAGAGTAAAGAGAGAGGGTAGATACTGGAACTGTAATGGCAAGGGCATCTGTATTGTGGCAGTCATAATGGAGGACATAAACTGGTCTGCCTATATAGGCGCAGACAACGGGGAGAGTAAGGAAGCCTGCATGGAGCGGGCGGCAAGGAATGGTGCTAAACTATCTGCTGATGATGCCAGACACTTATTCCCTGACATTACTCTACCTTACTGGAATTGAGGTACAAGTATGTCTGACGTACATCCTGAACCTTTAGGTATTGTACTGCCATCACTCAGAGGTAGCTATAACTACAATACAGAGCATACTCCTGACTGGATGAGGGTAGTGTGTCCGTCTTGTAACTCCGACAATGTGTGCTACCTGCACCCTTACTTGTCCGGCTATGGTAGCAGGTGGTTCTGTATATCCTGCCGTAACAGTTGGGAGTATGTGAATGATGCCTGTGACTGGTGCTAAGGAGGTAAGCAATGACTGATAATGATAGTATGCTAACAGGCGTACGAGTGCGGTGTGAGGACTGTGACTGGGAAGGCACAGCTGGTGAGTTGAAGTTCACCTACATACCTAACCCCACTAGTAATGAACAGGTGGTGAGTGATGCTACCTGTCCTAAGTGCGGCGGAGTTAGGATGGACTATGAAGTGGAGTAAAATAAAATAAGTAAAGGAGACTACAATGGAAGACTATGAGGTCAAGAGTGTAAGGCTATTCTCTCAAGAGGAGATGATACGGAGGCTGTCCATATCAGAGGAACTATGGACTTTCATACACAATAATCCTGATGCCTGTAAGGAAGAATGGTACGGCTGGGAGCACTATGGAAAGATGCTTAGTGACTGTCCGCTATGCGACTTCATCTTCAGTGGAGAATATTCTCATCGTGCCTTTACGCCAGAGGATTGTGCAGCGTACTGTCCACTAGGTAAAGGATGGGACAATTTTGCGGTAGAGGCAGCCTGTATGCAGAAGGGGCATCCATTCCTTGCTTGGTGTACAGCGCACGATGCCCAGGACTATGAGTTAGCCAAGGAATGTTCTTTCCTCATGCTCCGTGCGCTGAGTAGTGCCAAGTTAAGCATACAGCTACAGATGGCTAAGGTTGATGAGTGGCAGGACGTAACGGCAGAATGCGTACCAGTACTCCAAAAGCCTAAGAACTCTGGCGGATACTATATAGAACTCGTACACAAGGGCAATGTTATTGCCATACTTGGCAGGCAGCCACTCCTTGCCATGCAGTTAGGCAGTATCGCCAAGATGTACAAGGTAAGCAAGACAGAAGGAGCTACAGTCTGCTTCAGTGTATACCGCAAAGGAACAGAGGTGAAGGATGATAGTATATAAGGTAGTAAACATCACAGTAGACAAGCAGGGCAGAACACACAGACGCTTCTCTGCTATGCACCATAACAACCCTAGAACAGGTGCGCAGTATCCTAAATCGTGGTCGTTGGAGTACAAGGTGCACTCAGTTAATAAAGCAGAGGTAGGAATGTTACTAGCCTTTGAGAGTGCTGGGCAAGCCGAGGACTTTGCTCCCAGTCACCAGGCCTCTTACAACGGCCATGAGATATGGAAATGTGAGGTAGCAGGAGCGTGCAAGGAAATAAAGTTCTTACTAGACGACTGCCTCTACTATGCCCATACCTACCAAGACAGTACTCTCAGAAACTTCTGGCAACATATCATAGAAGGAGTTGCCTATGTAGGTGTCGGAAGTGCAATGAAGATACCGGCAGGCTCGATAGGATGCGAAGGGCTAAAGTTTATTAAGCTAGTGAGGAGGTATGTATGGCTACCCCAACAAGTAAGATAAGGCGCAAGGTACTCAAGCGCGCCGGTGTACTGCCTGCCCCGTACACTAAGCGTATGCAGACGGTAGACGAGCAGCCGGATAAGTTCCCCAAGACTGACAAGATGAAGGTGCTTGAACTCCGCTACCACCTCAAACTAGAGGACATCATATTCAAGGGTAGCCTGACAGATGTGGTCAAGCAATTCGGCAATGAGGTAGAGAGGTCTACTGTCAGCAAGTGGCGGAAGTATATCCGAATTGCACTAGTGGATGCAAGTATAGCAAGAATGGAAGGAGAATAATATGTGCTTAGATACTATAGACTCAGGGAAAGTAAAGGGTAAGGGAGGTGTGGGCTACAAACTGGTGAAGGTTAGTACCTGTCCTGGTGAGTACGAATACTCAACAGGCTACCTCCGAGGTAAGCGTCAATACCTCAAGCCTGGAGAATGGATAACTGACAGTGCATCTGCACGCAAGGGGATACAGAATTCACAGTTACACTTGTACAGTACAGGCTTCCATATATTCACTACCAAGGAAGGCGCAGAGTGCTTCAAGGCCCTTTGCGGCTGGAATATGGCAGGACTTGTTAAGGTACAGTACAGTATGGTAGTTGCTACTGGTAGGCAGCTAGGCAGAAAGGTAATAGTAGCCAAACGCATAAAGCTACTGGAAGCAGTTGAGGAGGTAGTGTAATGGGGCAGGATATGAAGGACTGGATACAAACTCGTGCCGATGAACTGTCCTTAGAACGTTTTGGCAAGGAGTTCCATACTCTCATCGACGCCTTCCAGGCTGAGGTATGGAAGCAGGCCGAGCAGGACTATGTAGACTACGTTGCTGGTATGGCAGACGCAGCACGTGACTCCCTCAAGGAACGTGGTATGCGGTAAGTATGCTACCCGTTGACACCTGCTAACTTGTATGGTATGATTATGGTACATGACAAGTAAACAACAAGTGTAATGGAAGGGAAAAGTAATATGAAGAGTAAGAAGATATACTTCGCACATCCGATACGAAAGTACCACACCGAAGAAGAGATGGCGATTATTGCCTTGGTAAAGGAATGCTATCCAGGATACGATATTGTCAACCCTGCGAATATGAAAGTGGGTGTAACTCATAGAGACTGTAAACAATGTATGCAAGAAATAATGCGCCCCATATTCTTCAAGCAGATTGCTAAGTGTGAGAAATTCCTACTCTGGGATGTAACAGGCAGCTGTGGTGTAATGTGTGAACTTCATGAGGCCTGGAGATTAGGCAAAGAAGTTATCCAGGTCAAACTCGTTCCACGACTGAATGATGTGGATATGCAGAAGTACCACTACACACACCATAAGATAAAGTAGGTTGCAGATGAGGACGTGTTCTGAATGTACGCTGAGTATACCAGCCTCACCCTGAGTCACTAAATAAGGAGGTCAAATATTTATGACTAAAGA